AACAGAATTATCAAATTGTCCATTTTCAAGATTAACCAATCCCTCAGTTACAATTTGATCCACGCTACTGAATAGACCATCTGGACTTTCATCCACAGTGCCTTCCAAATTGGTTTTATCCTGTATCAAACTAATTTCACGTATATCATACTTTTCTGTGAATTCTTCTTTGATAAAATTAGCTTCTTCAAAGGTAATGTCAATATCCAAATTTACTCTCAAATGCATTTTTGATTTCATCAATGCATCTTTTTCATCAATCAACCTGCTCAACGGCAGTGTTCTATATTTTGGACAATCAGGCCAATTAATATATGTGGGTTCACCTCCCCATTCCAATACCATCATGCCTCGGTCATCATCCCACGAGTCGGCAAAATTATGAGGAAATGCATTACCAATGTAGTGTACCTTACTTCTACTTTGACGTTTATGGAAATGTCCGCTGAACACATAGTCTTGATGATAGAAGTGATCCACCTGCAATTCTCCGTGATCTGGCATTTGTACCATAGCATTCATATAGAATAATGGCAACTCAAAGTGTCCAAACATATATTTGCTTTTAATTTGACTAATGGTTTTCCATTCATCGCCAACTAACCACGGGACTAGGGTGACATCATCAAGAGTTGTAACACTATCTACAACAGTGACTCCTGGAATGTGCCGACCAAAAGCACTGGAATGAATGTCACGCTTGTCTTTGTAAAATAAATCGTGGTTGCCTGGAAACCAAAAAAACTGATCAAAAGCTGCACCTAACTTTTCCAATAGTATTATGGAGGTGTTAAGGGTAAAAAGATTCAAACTATTTCTGTTGTGACTCCAGTCTCCCATGAAGATGCCAGTATCACAACCTGATTCTTTGGCTTGACTGATAAACCAATCCACAAATTCTTCACAATCTCTTAAATGTGTAGTAGAGTTAGACTTTAGCCCAACATGAAGATCTGTGAATACTGCTACTTTTTTAAATAAGCTCATGCCAATAATCCTTATTTTAAAGCATAGCAGATATTGTGACCAAAGTCAAATTAAATATTTTCAGAACCTTCTTCCTCTACGAGATCTTCGTCACTTTTTGGCATGCGCATGTTTTTGTATAGTTCTGCCTGTCTAGCAATTTCTTCCGCATATTCTTGACTGTTTTGTCGTGTCATACTGGGAGTCAAACCTGCCTCTTCCAAAAGATCATCGCGAATATTTTGATTTTTCTTTTCCATGTTCAATATTCTAGTGAAAGAATTGGTCACCGCAGCAGTGTAATAGGCAAAGGGATTTTCACTTTTGCTTTCATCAAATTGAAGACCAATTTGGCTCAATTGCAAGATAGCCTGCCCCTTCATTTCTTCAATATAGGTATAGCCCCGCCAGTTGCTGCGTTGAGCATATCTTTCGCTGAGTTTGATAAACATCTTGCCAAGATTTTCTGTGATCCTACCATGGTCCTTGCTGAATTTCCCGCTTTTGATTGGGCCTATCCAGTGGCTTTTACCCACGCATATCAATTGATCTTGATCGTTGAATTTCCAGTGTTGAAATGGAGGAAAGTTCAGTTTTTCGTGATTGTCTGCGGTACTTTTTAATGTTTTTTTTCTACCAGGAGCAAGTGGTATATGTTCATAAGTCATCAATCTAAACACAAGATGTGGTTGATCTATGGTATCAATATGGGGTATACATTCAGATAACTTTATTTTTTTATCCCCGTTTTTTCTAGCCAATCCAAATATTTCCAAACCCAACCGCTTTGCTCTTTGTGTTTTTGCCTTGATTATGGCTTCGTCGTCAATTTCGCTCAAGTTGTTTATGATCAAATCATGCTGATGATAGCTTGAGTTTAAAAAACTGGAGTAGGAGCGTTTGCTGTGATGAATTTCTGATAATAAATCTTTGTTGTTGAGATATTTTACTTTTCTACCACTAGTGGATACGTATGCAGCTGTCATATAATTATTATTTTCCTTATGTAGTAGTGTAACATAGGCATGATTAATGTCAACTATTTTATTATATTAGCAGTTTATTTATCAAGTTAAATAGCATATAAGGAAAAAATATTTATGTCAAAAACCGACATTGTTGGGCCCACATCTACAGCAGGAGCAGGTCAATCAACCAGCAACTTTGCTGCCACTGATCCTAGGAGATTGGACGCAAAAGTTGGCAGTACTAGACCTGCTCAAAATTTGAACGGTGGTGATAGAAAATCCTATCCCGCCATTGATGTCAACAGCATCAAGAGAAATGGTCAAAAGGATTTGAGAACCAAAATCCTAGTACCACAGTCCTACTTTTCTCAATTGACATCTGGCTACAACTCTGCTTTATCAAATCTAAGAGGCATAATTTTTCCCTATACACCCCAAATACAATTTAATCATAAAGCAGACTATAACACACAATCGCCACTGCATAGCAACTATGCAATTAGTTTTTACAAGTACAGTGCTGTCAGTGACATCAGTATAACCGGCGTGTTTACTGTGCAATCTGTAGCAGATGCTGTGAACTACCTTGCAACAGTTCACTTGCTACGAGGTTTGACCAAAGGTAGATTTGGAGCCAGTGATCCCTTGAGGGGCAGTCCGCCACCTGTTTGTAGACTGTTTGCATATGGCACTTTCATGTTTGAAAATGTGCCTGTGGCTGTGACCACTTTTAAAAATGATCTAGGTTCAGAAACTGATTATTTTTATCTTAAAGATTCTTTTTATGGTGAAGCTGCGGTACCAGTCAAATCAACTATTGTTTTGGAATGCAAGCCCATGTACAGCAGGCAGGAAATGCTAGATGCTACAGTGCCAGATTGGATCAAAAACAAAACACAAAGAAGTTCAGGGTTACTATAATGGCCAATTACTCAAATCTCAGTCCTTATTTTACCACCAATCAAACATATGGTCATTTGGATGTGATCAATTTTAGATCAATAACAGCACATGCTGACGATATACTTTACACCATAGTCAAAACATATGAACACAGACCTGATCTACTGTCATATGATCTTTATCAAACTGTGGAACTGTGGTGGGTGTTTGCTGCGAGAAATCCGGCAGTGATACAGGATCCAGTATACGACATGAAGGCAGGTGTAAAAATATATTTGCCCAAGTTGAGTTCTATCAAAACTGATTTGGGAGTTTAATATGGCAGGGGAAACAATTGCACCCAAGCGCAGTCCCTTTAGCGGGATTAGGCCCAATCTTCAGTATACAGAAGTTGACAGCGACAGTTCTGCTCAAAGAAAAACCAAAATTAACAATACTGAGCAAGGCAATTCCAATGTGAGCAACGACTTTGTCAATCAGGTAGACGTCAATGTTTTAAACAGTTATAGATCAATAACTTACAATTTTACCTTGGCAGCAGTGACTCAACAACAGTCTAACCAACCTGAACTGTTTGATGCTAGAAACCCCAAATACGTCGTAGCATCCAGTAAGGGAAAGCCTGTAATGCCCACTAGTAATTTGAGTAATGAATCCAATCAAAGATCTGTGGATTCAACCAAGGAAAATAGTGCCAAAAAAACACAGAAAAGCAACCAACAAAGATCCAGCACCTATGTTAAAGACACTGTTACAGGATTCAACAAGAATAGTCCTGGCAGATTTGATTTGTTCATAGACAACGTTATGATTGATACTGTAATGGCCTTCAAGGATGGTGTAGCATCTCTTCCCGTAAACATTGCATTTGATGTCATAGAGCCTTATAGTTTGAATGGATTCATAGAAGCACTCCAAGTGGCAGCATTGTCTACCGGCTTCAATGACTACATTGCCGCAGATTATGTGTTAATTTTGGATTTCATGGGATATCCTGACAAGGGCTCTACTCCGTTGCCTGAACCTATACCCATGTCTTCAAGAGTGTTTTACATGAGGATTACTGGCATCCAAGTGTCTGTGACTGAAGAAGGAACTCTATACAAGGTATTAGCCTGCCCGGTCAGCGATAGGGCTGCGAGCTCATCAGTGGCTACTATCAAGACCAAAATGTCTGGTTCAGGAAACACTGTCAAACAGTTTTTGCAAAATTTTATCAAGGGGCTGAACGATCAAGCTGCAGAAGATGCAAAGGCATCATCAAACAATGCCAATCAAAATTTTGACAGTTACGCTATATTGTTTCCAAAATATGACAAAAATGGTGTTATCATACCCAATGATGATAACGAAATAGCTTCGGCCAAATTCTGGGATGATTCTGATTCAGCCAATGTCAATGCCAAAATGAGAGATGTTGGCAACAGTCCAAACAATTTTTATAATAGCTATTATGATGAATATCCATCTTCAAGCACAAGCAGCTACGAACATACTGCCAATTTTGATACCAACCAGTCAATAACGGACATTATTCAAACTGTGATACGTGACAGCAACTATTTGAAGAAAATTATAAAATCTCTACAGGATGGCAACGCAGGAGCCGATCAGGTAGTGGATGCCAACGGGTTCATAAATCATTTTGTAATAACACCCAAAGTGCTGATCAAAGAAGGCACCATGAATGTTGATACCAACCGTCCCTATTGCATATATGTGTACTTAGTTGAACCCTACAAAGTACTTTACAACTCGGCAATACCAGGTGCTTCCAATCAAATCATTGATACCAACAAATTACAAAAACTGGCTCTACGCAAGTATAGATATTTTTATACAGGATTAAATGTTGATATTTTGGATTTCAAAATTAATCTCAACAATTTGTTTTTTGAAGAAGTACCCAAAGCTTTGGGCAATAATCAAGTTGACCCCAGTGCATCAGCTGCCAAAGCAGGTGGCACCAACAACATAATTAAAACTGATAAAAACGACTCCAAAGCTGATAGGAACACTGTAGGCATAACACCAATTTATGCAACTGCCAACGCGGGATCAGCCAAACCCAACGACACCATCAACAGTGCAGTGCCAGATTCTCAACCATGGACCAGCATGGTCAAACTGATGCATGAAAAAATCACAAATTCAGTTGGACTCATATCTGGAGATTTAAATATTTTGGGAGATCCATATTACGTGACAGCAGCAGGGTCAGGTAACAGTTTGAACAAAGGCAGCAAAATAGGTCAACTGGCCAATGATGGTGAAGCGTCTTTGAGGGCAGGAAGGTTATTGATATCTTTGGCATTTAACAATCCATCAGACATTGACAAATCTGGGTTCATGGCCTTTAGCAACAGTCCCATCCCAATAAGTGGACTGTATCAAGTGATAGAATGCAAAAGCTCCTTCAGAGATGGCTTGTTCAAACAAACTTTGAAAATTCTTAGAGTTCCTGGCCAAGCATTGGATAGCAGTCAAGTACCTGATCTGCCGTCAGCTATCTATGGCTCCTATCCCAAACCAGAAGATGTAGTTTCAGTCAGTTCGGGCCCGCCACCTGCAAATCAGTTGATCACAACTAATGATGGATCACAAGGGGTTAGAGCCACATCACTGAACCTGTCCAATGTGATATCAAATGCAGGCACAGAAAATCTAGGGGGACTGGGTGGCAACAACAATCAAGTGTTGGGTGCCGTGAATCCTGCAGCCAATCTGCCAACCGCAGTGTATGGCATAATACCCAATGGAGCAAATCAACTGGCATCAGGCATCAGAGCGTCTGCTGCTGGTCTAGTGCAATCACAAACAAAAAATTTATCACAGGCAGCATTGGTCGAGAGCGCCGCGGTGTCCTTGAACTCTGTTTATCCAAATTCCAATTCCATCCTCAAGTCCATGACTGGCAATTTGATCAACAATCAATATGATTTAAAAAATGTTTTGAATGCAAATTCTTTGAACAATGCTGCACAATCCGGCGTTGCCAATTTGTTAGGCAATATTGGTGATAAAATCAATCAAACCATACATGGCAACTTGTCATTGTCTTCTCTTTTTGGGGTAAGACCATCTCAAATCAGTAAACTTTCTGGCGGTGTAGACAGTACAGTATTGTCCAAACTTAACGGGTTGTCAGAAGTAATTCCGCCAAATGTAAATTTAAAAACTGCCTCCAATCAAGGTGTAAGTTTAGACGGACTCACTGCAGACGGATTGTCCAAATTGCCGCCTATTCCGCAACCAGCAACTGGTATAAGAAATCCTGGGTTCAACAATGTGTTGGTTGATACCAATAATGCACAGCCGCAATTTCCTCAAATTGACAATTATATCAGAGCATCCAAAGAAATATCCTCATTTGATCTTTATGGTAAAATTTCTGGAAATGCCCTGTCAGTTGAAGGACAAAATAAAATATCAGACAACAATTTGACAAAATCAGTAATCAATCAATACGGCAGCAAGTCTGTAAATGAAATCAGTCCGCTGTTGAATGCCTTAAATAACAATAACTACAGTTGAAAGAGTCGCATGCCATTTGATCACAGAGCCCCCAAATCCAAACCCACAGGCACTGGACCATATATAGCCGAAATAACCAATCATTTAGATCCTTTGAAAATGGGTCGACTGGAAGTGGTTGTGGTTGATGGTTTGATGAATTCCAGAACCAATCAAAATGAAACTTATATAGCCAACTATATCAGTCCTTTTCAAGGAGCCACATCTGTAAGATTTGAAGGAACCAACCCGTCCAGCTTCAATGATGTGCAAAAAAGTTATGGTTTTTGGATGATCCCGCCTGATATAGGCTGTAGGGTATTGATCATATTTGTCAACCAAGATCCCAACCAATGCTATTGGATTGGCTGCGTGGGTGACACTTATCAAAATCACATGGTACCAGGCATTGCAGCCAGTTTGGATTCCAGTATGACATCCGCTCAATTGAAAAAATACGGACAGTCCACTTATTTGCCAGTAGCAGAATACAACAAATCAACTGTGGAAAGAACAAACAGTAGAAATCCCAACATTGATAAAAAATTAAAGCCCGTGCATCCTTTTGCAGATAGACTTTTAGAGCAAGGTCTATTAATGGACACTATACGCGGGGTCACCTCCAGCAGTGCTAGGCGTGAAACTCCCAGTTCAGTGTTTGGTATAAGTACACCTGGACCTTTGGATCCCAACGGACCCAAAAAGGCAATCAGCAAAACAAGGAAAGATTTTTTAGCGCCTGTAAGTAGATTAGGTGGCAGCACTTTTGTAATGGACGATGGTGATATTAACGGTCAAAATGAGTTAGTTAGAATAAGAACAAGAACAGGGCATCAGATACTGTTGCACAATTCAGCTGATTTGATTTACATAGCCAATTCTGCAGGCACATCATGGATAGAGTTGACCAGCATGGGCAAGGTGGACATTTATGCAGCAGACTCGGTGAGCATTCATACTCAAGGGGACTTCAATCTTAGAGCTGATAGAGATTTCAATCTGGAAGCAGGTAGGAAATTCAATATAGCTACTGGTTCTGGAGATGTCAACGTTAATGCAGGGAAAAATTTCAATTTGCTGGCAGATGGAATAAAAGTAAGATCTTTCAAAGATATCAATTTTACATCAGATACAGAAACCAAGATTGCAGTGGGGGAAAATTTTGGTGTGGCTGTAACTGGCGATTCCAATATTTTGATTGGCGGCACAGCTAACATCAGTTCAATAGACCAATTAAATGTTATTTCTGAAAATAGAGTGGCAATAAAATCAAATACTGATTTGGCTTTGAGTGCCGGCGAATCTATAACTGCATCGTCTACCATCATTGACATGAATGGAACCCCTGCAACTAGTCCGTCAACTGCAATACCATTTACAGTTGACACCCCAGCGCCTTTAAATTTTTTCTCTGTACCTCAAAATTCGCCAGGTGAGTGGAATAATAATTTTTATTCAGCACCTAATCTCACATCTATAATGTCAAGGATTCCCAGTCATGAGCCTTGGGCACAACACGAAAATGTTAACCCTGATCAATTCAATCTAGCGAATACAGATGCTACTATTGGTACTACTATACCAGGAAATATTGGAGAACCAAAATCAGTGTTTAGTAGCACTCCAAAATATGTAGTTGCAGGCACTGGGTCTTCCCCAACATTTGCTGGACAGTCTGCTAACACTACTCCTTCAAGTAGTTTCTTGCCCAGTGTTAGCGAGCAGGACAAGATCAAAGCCGAACAAGCTGCCCAATCTGGCATCAAAGGTCAAGCGGCACTCAAAAAAGCAGCTGAACAGTTGGGCATGACTGAAATCAACGCTATTGCCAGCTTGTTGGGTATTACTGGTGGTGAAAGTTTGTGGAGAATTGAAACTGAAAACTTTAATTATAAAGCAGATAGATTGATTCAAGTATTCCCGTCAATATTTAAAGATAATCCCACCTTGGCCCAACAGTATGCTGGAAATCCAAATAATTCATTACCAGAGCTTTTATATGGATATCAAAGCCCTATTGGAAAACGACTTGGTAATACACAGCCAGGTGATGGATCTAAATATGTTGGAAGAGGATTTATTCAATTAACAGGACGTAGCAATTATGCTCGATATAGTCAGCTTATGTACGCCAACGGGTTTGTTCCTAAGCCCACTACATTATTAGATGAACCGGACGCTTTGAATACTCTGATCGTGGCTGCCCAAGTCAGCGTGATATACTTGTTGGATAGGGTCAAAATCTCTCAAGCAGATGATGGATACTTTTCATCATCACTGAAAGCAGTAGGATACAATACTCCTGACATATTGGCTAAAAAGACCAGTTTCTATGAATACTTTTTGGAACAATTAAAGCCGCAACAGGATGTTTTGAGATCAGGGTCTGGGCAAATAATAAAAGATTCTCAAGGCAACCCAATAAGAACAGGTAGGATAGACTGATAAATATATCACTATGCCATACAAAACTTTAGAAATTTCCAACGCTGCATCAGTTTATGAGCAAAATCCCAAAACCAGTCAATTTTACAAGGGATTTTCTAGCGTTGATATATCCAACATCAACAGCAAATTGTATGATATAGATATTATTAGACAAGATTTGATCAATCAATTTAGGATTCGAAAAGGTGAAAGATTGATGAATCCCACATTTGGCACAATTATTTGGGATATCATTATGGAACCAATGACCGATGAAGTCTATGAATTACTATCACAGGATATATCATCAATATGCAACAGTGATCCAAGAATAGTCCCAATACAAATAAACATCAATGAAGATCAAGGGGGATATTTGATCGAGATCACAGTGCAGGTAGTGGATACAGATCAAACGGCCACTTTGAAATTGAGTTTCAATCAAGAATCAGGATTGATTGTACAATAATATACCCAGTTTACCTCTGCTATAAATACGACATACAATGAAAACCTATGTCTATACCAGCCACTAATTCAAAATTACTTGTTACCGAAGATTGGAAAAAAATATATCAGTCTTATCAAAACGCCGAATTTCAAAGCTATGACTTTGATACACTGCGTAGGATACTTATTTCGTATCTTCAAGAAAATTATCCTGAAGATTTCAACGATTTTATTGAAAGCAGCGAATACATTGCATTGGTGGATTTGATTGCTTATGTAGGTCAAAATTTAAGTTTCCGTATTGATCTAAATGCTAGAGAAAATTTTTTAGAAACTGCACAGCGTAGAGACAGCATTTTGAGATTGGCACAGCTAGTCAGCTATGTGCCCAAACGCAATGTCCCTGCCAGTGGACTTTTGAAATTATCAGCAGTAAGCACAACTGCCAATGTTTATGATCAAACAGGCAACAATTTGTCAGGAAGCACAATTGTTTGGAATGATTCAACTAATATCAATTGGTACACACAATTTATCAGTATTATAGACAATGCCATGTCAGGTGACTTGTCGTTTGGAATGCCTTACGACAGCGATGTTTTGAATGGGGTTGAAACTCAACAATATATAATTAATAGTTCAAATGTGGATGTGCCAGTCTATGCCTTTGATCAAAATATCAATGGTACTAGCATGCATTTTGAAATAGTATCTTCCACATTTTCAGGAAAAAATTATATCTATGAAGATCCTCCAAAACCAGGAAATGCTTTCAAAATACTGTACCAAAATGACAATCAAGGATCAGGCAGTGCAGGCACAGGATTTTTTACCCTTTTCAAACAAGGTACTCTTGGTATCAGCAATTTTGGAATAGTCAATCCTGTACCTAATGAAATTATAGGAATCAATGTCAACAATATCAACAATTCTGACAGTTGGTTGTGGGAGTTGGATACTTCTGGAAACTATACATCTTTGTGGGATCAGGTGCCTGCAACCAGCGGCAATAATGTTATATACAACAGTTTGAACAAGTCTCGCCGAAATATCTACAGCATCAGCACCAGAGACAGGGATCAAATTGATTTGAATTTTTCTGATGGGGTATTTGGCAAACTGCCCAACGGCCAATTTCAATTGTTTTATCGTCAAAGCAACGGATTGTCATACAATATATCTCCAGATCAAATGTCTGGAATATCAGTAGCAGTTCCTTATATTGATAAGTCGGGAATCAGTCAAATTTTGACCATGATTTTGAGTTTGGAATACACAGTGACCAACAGTGCTGCATCTGAGTCAAACACATCAATTCAAAAAAATGCTCCGCAGGCCTTTTATACTCAAAATAGAATGATCACAGCTGAAGATTACAGCATTGCACCTTTGACATATACCACCAACGTGCTCAAGATCAAGAGTGTGAACAGGGTGAGTAGCGGCATCAGCAAATACTTTGAGCTCAGCGATGTCAGTGGAAAATATAGCAAAACTAATATTTTTTGTGATGATGGCATTATTGCCAAGTCCGCATCCAGTGCGGATTATACCTTTAGTTTTTATAATCAAAATAACATTTGGGAAATGATAAAAACTTACCTATTGCCCAAGGTACTGTCCTCCCCAGAAATTCAATCTTTTTACTTGGACAATTATAGAACTTATAGACCTATATTGGTAGAGCCAGACAGTGCAAAAATAACCTGGGTACAGGTGGGTAGTCCTGTTGTGGGACAAAGTAGAGGATATTTTCAAGCACCATTATTGAATCCAAATTCACAAGATTATTATCTTAGACCTATTGGTGTTCGACAAGAACCTGCCGATTTGGTAAACAACCCCTTGTATTATGTACAAGCTGGATCTTTGATAAAATTCAAAGCACCCAAAGATGCCTTTGGCAGGGATCAATATTTTTTGCCTGACGGAACACTGACGCTGTCATCTTTGAATGCCAGTTTATACTTTTGGTCTAACGTGCAACAGGTGATTGGTACTGGTGATAATAACGGAACTGGTGCTTTGGATGATGGAACTGGCCCCATAATACTCACTAACACTATTCCAGATAGATCAGCAATAGTTGAAATAGTTCCGCCATTTGTCACTACTCTTGATTACAATTTTCAATCCAACATAATAAATTTATGTTTGAGCTATCAGTCTTTTGGGTTGAGATTTGATTCAACACTGAGAAGCTGGAAAATAATTTTTAGTGGAAATTTGAATAAAAATTTTGATTTATCCAATGTGGGGCTATCAGTCATGTTGGATTACGAAGGTGACAACTCCAATGCCAACAAAGATTCTAGCTGGCTGGTGTTATTTGATTTTCAAGGTGAAAAAACATACAAAGTCACTAATAAACTGACACAATATGTGTTTAAAAGTGAAAAGCAAACTGGTTTTTATTTAGATGATACAAATAACAACTACGATTATGTAACCAATACCATAGTCAAAGATAAAATATCAGTGCTATCCATCAATGCCAAACCAAATTCTAACTATCCCCTACAAAGAGACTATGTTTGGCAAATCACCGGTACATCCACTCAGTCAGATGGTTATGTGGATCCGTCTTTGATTTTTGTGGGATTTTATTCTAATAATTCAATAGTGGGAAATCAAAAAATCACCATTGATCCTGAATCCTTTGACAACATCGTGGGAACCAATCCTACCGTTATTGATATAAATGGCAAATCTTATGTAGGTAGATCTGGATTGAAGTTTCAATATGAGCATAATCCTTCTGGTAACACTAGAATAGACCCTGCCAAAAGCAACATCATTGACATATATGTTTTGACCAAAGATTACGATTTAAAATTTAGAAATTGGTTGTTGACTGGAAGTGGTAGCAAACCCTTGCCCCCCACTACTCAAAGTTTGGAAAACACTTATAGTGCAGATTTGGATGCTATAAAAGCAATCAGTGATCAAATCATATATCAGCCTGCATCTTATAAGATACTATTTGGCGAATATGCTGACCCAAATTTACAAGCCACTTTCAAAGTGGTCAGAAGTCCTACCAGTACTATTAGTGACAATGCAATCAAATCCAAAGTACTGGATGCAATAAATCAATTTTTTGCTTTGGAAAACTGGGATTTTGGACAATTCTTTCACTTCAGCGAGCTATCCGCCTACATTATGAATTTATTGACACCAGATATCACCAATTTCCTATTGGTACCTTTATCCACAAATTTTGGAAATTTACAAGAAGTAGCATGCCAATCAACTGAAATTTTTATCAGCGGCGCAACTACTAACAACATCAAAGTAATTTCTGCTGTTACGCCGGCCCAACTGGAAATGGGAACATACTAAATGTCAACTTCAACAATTCAATCAGTCAATCTATTACCAGTTTATTTTCAAACTGATAAAAATTCCAAATTTTTATCAAGCACTATAGATCAATTGATTCAGCCCACACAAATATCACGGATCAATGCCTATATTGGGTCGACATCCACACCTAACTATTCATCTGATGACTTGTACGTTGTGGAGCCCACTGTTCTAAGACAAGCATATCAATTGGAGCCAGCTTTGGTGACTTATGATATAGCAGATACAATACAAACAGTGACCACAATTGATGATTTGTTCAATGAATTATCAAACAATGGCAGTGACACTGTCAATGTTGATAGACTGTTTAGAAGCACAGTGTACAGCTACTACCCACACATTGATTTAGACAAATTCAACAATTACCAAAATTACTATTGGTTACCAGATGGATCGTTTTTGGTGGACATTGATCAAGTTGATTTGGATATTGACACAAGTATTGTGGGACAGTCCGCAGCAACTGTCACTGTGAACTCACAGACAGTCACACTATTAAATGGCATGCTGGTCACATTTTCAGGATTGGGTATTGATGACAAATATAAGTTTAAAGAATTTTTTGTAGAGGGTACTGGTACTTCAATATCATTGGTGCCACTAAATGATCTTTTGACTCCAGAAGATATAGCCACCCCAACTGTTGATTTTTATGACTCAACAGCATATGACAGTGTGGGATTTGATGCTGTCAGCAATTATCCAAAAATTCCTGAATACATCACTATTAATAGAGCCAGTAAAGATCGCAATCCTTGGTCTAGATACAATAGATGGGTCAGTTTGGACACCATTATTGTCAGCTCCAAATTGAACAACAAAGAAGTTATTACTCCTATTTCCAATCGCGCCAATAGACCCATCATTGAATTTAACGCCAATATCAAATTGTATAATTTTGGATCTGAGGCAGTACCGGCTGTTGATCTAATAGACTTTAGAATAACAGATGTGTTCAGCGTTTTACAAACTGTTGAAGGTCTTGATGTGACTTTGAGAACATTTGCTCAAAGTGAGCTGTTGATTGACGGCGTCAAATTGGAATACGGTAATAGAGTAATTTTTGCCGCTGACCCCAATCCTGAGATAAGAAATAAAATATACACCGTGTACCTATATCAATTGGGAGGTAGCACTACTACTAATGTGACTTTGATTCATCAAATTGCAGAGAAAAATCAATCTGTTTTGATCAAAAGAGGTGTTGAATATGGCGGTACCAGTTGGTATTTTAATGGTGATAATTGGGAGTATGCTCAACAGCATAAAACAATCAATGAGGGACCGTTATTTGATCTATTTGACCGTGATGGCATCAGTTACAATGATAGGAAACATTATCTATCAGACTTCAAAGGCAGTAAGATTTTTGGATACAGTCTTAGCAATACCAATCCTATAGATAAAATCTTGGGATTGAGATTGAACTATCTCAACAACAATGTTTATGCCAGTATTTTATTTGAAAATTATTATGCCAATTCTACTATCAATGTAGCAACAATGGGAAACACCAGCTATTCAATAAATTCCAATCAAACTTATCTCAAAATAGATGGCACGTTGTTTAATATTTGGCAGACACCGAGAACCTATGAGGTAAATTTCAACGACGCATTTGGCTACTATGATGTTCCTATAAGTTTGACCAATAATCCTTTAAACAAAGATTTTGATATTCTAGTGGCAGGAGATTTAAAAGATCAAAAAACACCATTTGGAACCAGATTGGTAGCCAATGATAATCCAATCAGCTTTGCCATGATGTTTTTGGGCAAAAAGCAGCACAGTGTCGTTGATGCAATGACCAAACTATCAGTTGATTATGATTATTTCAAATTGAGTCTAATAAACAATATAATCTTGACCACAAAGCCCAATGACCCAGCATTGGCATTGGATCAAATCATAAAAAAAATTAATTTAGGTAAAAACACAAAAAATTCATATTATCTATCTGACATGGTGCCTCATGGTGATAATAAAATCACCATTGACCACACTGTTACTAACATCGACAATCTGTTATATTCCATACCTAAAGAATTTTCTTTAAAAGTTTATTCCACAAACAGTGTTTTGGTTTATCTAAATGGTAAACAGATGGTGCATGAAATTGATTATAAATTTGACGATATTGAGCCTTATGTTTTGTTTTTGCGACCCTTGGCTGTTGCAGATAAAATAAAAATCAATTATTACAATGATACTAAACGCAGTTATATTCCATCAACTCCTACAAAATTGGGGCTGTATCCCAGTTTTTTACCAAAAATTTATATTGATGATTCATATGTTAATCCAACTGCTGTGATACAAGGTCATGATGGCAGCATCACTGTTGCTTTCAACGATTTTCGAGATGAAATTATTTTGGAATATGAATTAAGAATTTATAACAATTTAAAAACTTTTTATCAAGATGATTTATTTGATATTCATGCAGTTGACCCTAATTATGATAGAGATTTATCAAATACTAGTGAGTATTCTTATTCTGAAATCACAGCTATTTTGGAAAAAGATTTTATCAAATGGGCTATAAATTATGGCATTGATTACACAACAAATGACGTCTATGACGAAACTGACCCATTCACTTGGAAATATGCTGTAATAGACAATACCAGTATCACCGGCTCCTGGAGAGCAATTTACAAGTATGTTTATGGCACAGATAGACCACATACTGATCCTTGGGAAATGCTGGGATTAACCATGAAACCATCTTGGTGGGATTCTCAATATGGCGTAGCTCCTTATACCTACGGCAATAGTTTGTTATGGTCTGATCTAGCACAGGGAAAAGTGAATGATCCAATTAATGGACCAAAGATTCGTGAATTGTATGTTAGGTCGTCTCTAGTCAGTTACATCCCAGTGGATGACTATGGCAATTTGCTTGATCCTGAAACATTGGGCATAGCAGTCAATCTTGGCAAACAATCAAGTTGGGCAGTTGGCGAACAGGGCCCTGCTGAAACAGCTTGGCGGCGCAGCAGCAATTGGGCATTTTCTGTACAAAAAATGCTGGCCGTAACCAAACCAGCTACTTATGCCTCTAGAATGTACGACCCAGCCAACATGTATCAAAACATTCTTGGTCAGTGGCTATATAAACCCAATGAGGCATTTTTGCAATTGAACAATGTACCTATACATGGCAAAAATGAAATAGCAAATATCAGTGGATACAGTGTGGCAGTGAGTGAAATAGGGCAGCAAAGAGATCTAAATTATCTTGAAAATCTAAAAAACGACTTAACATATTGCAGTTTCAATCTGTTTTACAAAGTGGGCGGTTTCTTGAATAAAAATAATATACAAATTGTTATAGATGCTTACGAACCCACCACCAATGCCCCGGGTGCATCATTGCCTGACGATGATTACAGGTTGATACTAAAAGTCAGTAACCCAATAAAAAGCGTGGGTATCTCGGGGTTAATCATACAAAAAGATGGCAGCAGGTACATTGTCAAAGGATATGATAGAGACAATCCATATTTTACATATTACCCTGCAGTTAGAAATTCATCAACGCCCTCCATTACTATTGGGGGGGTAAGCAGTGAATATGTTGATTGGGCACCATCTCAGTCGGCAACTTCAACTAAAAATTTAAAATCTATAGATTTGACCACTGCTCAAGCTGCACCATCTGGTGTATTTTATAAAAAAGATCAAATAGTTTACTATTCTGGAAATTTTTATAGAGTAAAAAATTCCCATCAGTCAGGATCAACTTTTGATCAAACCATGTATGTTAAATTGTCTGCACTGCCCACAGTTGGTGGTGCAACAGTTTATCAAGTTGCAAGTTTTGAACCCACTGCTTACCAAGTGCCCTATGGTCATGCTTTTGACAGCGTGCAGGAAATTTATGATTTGATAATTGGTTATGGCAAATGGTTGACTGATCAAGGATTTGTTTTCAATCAGTTCAATTCTGATTTGCAACAGGTGGTAGATTGGAATTTGACGGCCAAAGAATTTTTATTTTGGACCACCCAAAATTGGATCAATGACAGTATAATTACTCTAAGCCCTTTTGCAGATCAACTCAGTTATCAATTTTTTGAATCCATAGTAGATAACATTTATAATGGTTTTTATGATTACAGTTTGACCAAAGCAGACGGAACGCCTTTTAACAAAAACAATTTGTTCATAACAAGACAAAATGGAATTTTTAACGTAAAAACTATAAACACTGATGATGGTATCTATTTTGCTAGACTGAATTCCATACAAAAAGAGCACGGTATTGTGTTTAAAAATAAAACAATTTTTGGAGACATTGTATATGATGTAAAAACTGGTGATAGACAAAATCGCATGAAGTTGGTGGGATTCAAAACAGCCAACTGGGATGGAAATGTATTTTCTCCAGGATTTGTTTATGATGCTGCCAAAACTGTTGAATGGGCACCCAATAACACATATCTTGCCAGCAGCATTGTCATTTACAATAATTTGTATTACAGTGCAATTAGAAATATCAGCAGATCATCCACGTTTGATTTTACCAAATGGAAAAAATTAAATAAAAAACCCACCTCGGGGCTTTTACCAAATTTTGATTATAAAATAACTCAATTCAATGATTTTTACAGTTTGGACATTGACAACTTTGATTCGGGTCAGCAAAAATCAGCACAGAATTTGACTGGATATGCTAAAAGAAAGTATTTCAGCAATATTATTCCCAACCCTATATCTCAATATAAATTTTATCAAGGCTATATCAAGGAAAAAGGCACATTTAATGCAGTGAGGAAATTGTCAAAGGCCTTTGCAAGAAATTCTATTGGTGATATTGAATTGTATGAGGATTGGGCGTTGAGAGTGGGTCAGTATGGTGGATTTACATCTTTGGAGGAATATGAATTTCCGTTATTGGAAGGTGCTTTATTAAATAATCCGCAAATTTTGACTTTTTCTTCTGAATTCAGCAATGTAAAAAATACCACAGTTTATTATATTGACAGCAAAAAATTAACTCTAAGTCCAAAAATAGGAGATATCCCTGTTTTAAGCACTACAACATCAACAAATATATTTCAATTGATTAGCGCTGGCTATGTGAGGCTGGACGATGTTGACGCTACTGCTTACAATCAAAACAGTTTGTTGGATATTGCAAATAATAGTAACTTGCTGCAAGGAACCACAATCTGGTTAGGATTCAAGCCCAATGGGGATTGGGATGTGTTACGCTACTATTTGATCAGTGCTGACATTGTTGATGTTACGGCAGACATCGTGTTCAGTAGTCTAACAGTTAGTACAACCAGGCCTCATGGGTTGATTACTGGGCAAATTATTTCTATAACAGGCATAAGTGATTTGATAAACGGAGTATACGTGATACAATCAATAGTTTCTTCCAATCAGTTCACTATTGACAACAGCAAATTGTTTACCAATTCTCAAGATGTAAATTATCCTGGATTTTTATTTGCATTTCAATCCATGCGATTTTTAAACTTTGACTCCATGCCATCAGACAATGAATTGTATTCTTATGATGTTGGCACCTTGATTTGGGCAGACTCGGGAAATGACACTGATAACAATGGTTGGGCAGTGTACAAGAAAGTTTTAAATTATTCCAATCAAATTATTGTTGGAACACACTCTGCTCTATCAGAAGGCCACGGATATAGCATTAGTGCAAGAAAAGGCAGCGACATTTTGGCAGTGGGTAGTCCTCTATATACCAGTAGCGGACAATCTGGGGGTCTGTTTGTATATAGAAGCTCAACTTTGGAAGAAATTATTTTTTACTCCATGCCAAATACAGCAGGCAATGATAATAGATTGGGTAGTTCCATAATCTATGATGATACCCCATACCCAACTCAATCTAATTTTGGACTAGTGTTTGCTGGTGCTCCGGGATCTTATTCCCAAGACGGTAGTGTTTTGATCATCAGCATCAATAATGCCTATCAAGCAACTGTTGAAAGCACTATTAACAATCCAGTTGGCGGAGCATCCAATCAGTTTGGGTCTAGTATCTTTGTTCAAAGAAACACAAACACCAAAAAAGTCATCGTGGGAGCTCCTGTAAATAATGCCGCATATTCTTATATTGTAACAGCAAATCAAGTGAGTGGTGTTACTGTGAGTCAGCCCATAGCGGTTAATTCGGTAGAGTCTCTAAGTGCCAATGCCAATTGGGGTTATGCGATTGTGGGATCAGATGATGCAACCCACATAGCCATTAGTGCTCCTTATAACAATTTAAAAAATATAAATTTTGTAGTAGCCAATAGTGCTACATCATTCGCATATGATATTGGTCATGTTGCTGCGCTGTATACAGTGTCAGGGTCAACAGTGGCTCAAACTATATACAGTCCATTTGGGGACAATGGGCATTTTGGTTTGGCTATGGCCATGAGTTCAGATGCATCATATCTAGCCATTGCTGCACCTAACACATTGAATCCAAATAATAGTAGAGGTGCGGTGGCAATTTATACCATTACCAACAACTTGTATGTATTGAATCAAATATTGTCCAATGTGGTGACTGATAGCAAAATGTATTTTGGTATGGCGTTGGATATAAACACATTATCAAACAAACTGATAGTTTCGTCGTTGGGCACAAATACTACAGTGCTGACAACCTTTGATACAATAACAACATTTGACTTGGATTCAACAAGATTTTTTGAATCTGAAGATTATTCAGGAACTACATACCTATACACAAGAAAAAATTCAAGATTTGTGTTTAGTCAAGAAGTCAATGAATTGACTGAATCTATTTCATCATTGACCAATTTTGGTGCTGCGGTGTCAATTGATGAAACGGTTATATTTGTTGGCGCTCCAAGTACAGTGAATCAAAGCACTGGCAGTGTCTATAAATTTTCTCAAATTGATAAAAGCACAAATGGTTGGCAAAAACATAGAACGCAGGAAAACTTGGTAGATGCATCTTCTGTAAAACAGATAAAATTGATTGATACATCTCGCGATAGCATACTGACCTACTATGATTATGTTGATCCAATAAAGGGCAAGATTCTAGGAATTGCAGATGAAGAGTTGGCATACAAAACAGCCAGTGACCCAGCTATATACAGCATAGGTGGCATGGGGGTCAATGTTGATACCAATAACAGTTGGATTGATCAACAAGTGGGACAGCTGTGGTGGGATTTGAGTAACGCCAAATATATTTGGTATGAGCAGGGAGAACTGGAATATAGAAAAAATAATTGGGGCAAACTATTTCCAGGAGCAGGCATAGATGTGTACGAATGGGTAGGTACCAGTTTATTACCCAGCGAATGGAGTGTGCAAGCAGATACTCCTGCAGGTTTGTCAAAGGGTGTGAGTGGTCAGCCCAAGTATGTAGATAACAGTACTATATCAGTTAAACAAATATACGACAATATAACCAACAGCTTTAGTAATCTTTATTACTACTGGGTAAAAAATAAAGTCACACTGCCCAACATCAACAGCAGAAAAATCAGCGCATTTTCTGTGGCCAGTTATATAGCCAACCCCACATTGGCAGGTATACAGCATGTTGCTTTTATATCTACCAGCTCTCTAACCATATCCAATTTTGCTGATAGGTTGCGAGAAGATCAAATCAGTTTAAATCTAACAATTGATAAATCAAATAATAAAACTCCATTGCATGTGCAATGGCAGCTGGTGGCCGAAGGATCTGACAAAAGCACAATCCCGGCACTGATAGAAAAAAAATTAATTGATAGTCTCATTGGACATGATGAGCTGGGCAATCCTGTACCCGATACATCTCTATCTGATAGATCAAAATTTGGGATTGGCATTAGACCACAACAAACATTATTTTCTAATCGATCTGCAGCTCTTCGAAATGCCATAGAGTTTGTCAACACAGTGCTGATAGATCATCAAATTGTTGGCAATTATAACTTTTCCAATTTGCAAACACAAGAGCTTCCACCTCAACCCACAACATCGTCTTGGATAATTATAGAAGATGATACATTGATTGTAAAAATTGATGTCAATCAAACAACCACTGCAACAGTGCTGGTTGATTCTAGTTCAAATAATGGCTGGGCAGTGTATCAGTATGATGGCACCGTATGGAACAAAATTCAAACTCAGAGTTTCAATACCAATCTTTATTGGACATATGTTGATTGGGAATCGCCATTATACAACAAGTACAAAGAAATAAACTTTATTGTCAACGATGTCTACGAGATTTCAGAGCTAGTCGTGAGTTTTGGTCAATATGTAAAAATTAGAAATAGAGGAGATGGTAATTATATTATATTAACTCCCACCAGCAATGGCGGTATTGGTACTTTTGGCAATAGCTATGATGTGTTATACATACAAAACGGCACCATACAGTTCAAAGATAGTTTATGGGATCTTCCATACGGTTGGGATAAGAATGCAGCCTTTAATCAATTATTATTTGATCAAAGCCCCGGCATAGAAATTGCCTACATACTCAAAGCGTTAAAGAACGATATTTTCATAAATGATTTAAAAATCAATTGGAATTTGTTATTTTTTAAATCTATCAAATATGCACTTTCGGAACAAAAATTTGTGGATTGGGCGTTCAAAACTTCTTTGGTAGATGTGGTCAATTTTATAGGAACATTGACACAAACACCCATTTACAAATTGCAAGACACTGCATATTATGAAAATTACATCAATGAAGTTAAACCATACCATACTCAAGTGAGAAGATTTTCAGCTGCATTTAAAAATGATGAAAATTCTAATACCACAATATTAGATTTTGATCATCCTTTTGTTTATAGCACAACCAGCAGTCAATTTGTACCAACTCCTATTCCACTTAGTGAATTTGTGTATCCCGAGGCTTACGTGCCTGACACTGGCCAAATAATCACTGCAGGGTTAGGATTACCTCCCAAAATCAAGTTGATAACTGTGCCTTGGAGATCAGTTACTAGTTCAATTAAATTTGACAGGATTTCAACAAGAGATGATATTGGCAGTCTAACAGTGACTGACAACTTTGTTGGAACCGCCAATTTGAATAGCTATCAACTCAGTTGGTTGGCTCAACCTGATAAATCAAAAATTTCTGTCACAATTGATGATATTCCAGTATTTCAATCATTATATACCATATCATATGACAGTAAATCTTACAATGGCTATACAAAAAAATACAGTTATCTTAAATTGTTGTTGGGATCTACTCCCAACAATTTGGCACCAAATATAAAATTCAATATCAGTATTACCTATCAAAAAAGCACAGAATTAATGTCAGCAGTGGAAAGGATAAAGAATTTTTATCACCCATTTGAAGGCATGCCAAACAAAATACTTTCTCAACTCATGTCTGGCACCGCAGAGTCAAGAAAAATTATAGGTGGACAGTATGAAGGTCTAGGATTTGGAAATGTGAATTCTGGTATTTTAGCAGATAGCATCTTTAATCCAAGTGACTCTGATTACCCCACATGGAATGGTAGTGGTTTGATAAATGCTCTTGGTGCAAGCCCTAATGATATAGTAATTGGTGGTGGCAACATTTCTGAAAACTCCAAAATACCCAAATCTCTATTGGGCAAAGTAACCAATTATGGAGCATGGGATGCATCCACAAACACACCTCCTCTTCAATATGATCAAGGCAGTTTGGGTGATCTCTATGTGGTAGAAAAAGCAGGCAATTTTGCACTTGGTACATTTGCCAATAGATTTGTTTCAGGGGATCAAATTATATTTGATGGATCAAATTGGAAAATTTTGCCGGCTACGCCCAGTCAATCTTTGGAAGAACAGGTGCCAGGGTTCTCAGCTGATTCCATAGCCATAAATGTGTACACCAAAGCAGCATATCAAACTCCGTCAATCTTTAACTCCAGTGCGAATATAGCCAAATCAACACAAACTCAAGTATTGAGTTTATCAGTAATGCCACCGACCATTGACAGCATGATAGTCTCACTTAACGGACGCTTGCTTGACTATGTTTATTCAGACAAGTATTTTACCACATCAACGCAGTTTTCCATTAACTGGCCCAATGAGACTCTGCTCATTCCTGCTCAGAAAACAGATGGGATATTGGGCTACTCAATCATTGGAGTTGGGGATTCAGACAAGACTGGTTTGGGAATACTTGACACAGAAATATTACCTGTATTGGTCACTGCCACCAACACATCCACTAGATTGATAGGTATGGTCAACTTTAATGCAGTAAACAGTGCCTATGTGACAGTGGATGGTACTCCAATCAATACCACAACTTCTTTGACATCTACTTTTTATAATTTAAACACTGTCAGTAGTAGAGACAGTAGAGTTGCAGTGGATGTATACAATTTGACCACAGGAACACATTTGATTCAATCTTGGTTTTTTAATTCAAGTAACCCCAATTTCAATAAAATTGTTGAACAAAATTATAAAGCAGGCAACACTCCTAGTTTTGTGAACAATGCAAATGGTTTTGCTACTGGCATTGGTTTGGTCAACCATCCCCTAAATGATGTTCCTTTTAGTTCACAGGTTGTAGTTGAATTGATACCAGACAGGGGAAATCCCGTAAGACTTAGACCCCCCTATTCAACGTACTACTCAGTGACTAACAGTGATTATAATGCTGCCACATATTTGATAGTGGGTTCCACTTCATCCTTTGTGGTGGATACAGTACTGGCATCGAATATACAAGTTTATCTAAACAACGTGCCGTTGGATTTTGGTATTGATCAAGATTATATTATAACCAACAATGCAGTTCAGTTAACATCAAGGCAAACGACATTTGGCAATGCCCCAGTAATTGGCAGCAAAATAGTTATTGAAACTTTCTATTATAATCATGTGGGAAGATCAGTGTCTATTATAGATGGTTCTGTAAAGTACGACTATGATTTCATGATCACCCCCGATGGCAACACACTTTTATTAACGCCCAATTACAGCTATCTCACATCAGCCACGATAAAGATAACCACATTCGCAATACAGGACAGTTTGGGCATAGTATTAAAGAGGTTTGTGGGAAATCCCAATAGGACCTACAAATTGGATGCTCCTATTTTGAATTCAAAGTATCTTTGGGTAGAAATCAATACCACATCAACTGGTTTGATATCTTTGATCAATGGTATAGATTATCAAATACTGCCTGATCAGTTGACTGTGTTGCTTAGTAATGCATTTTATCTAACTAACCAAGATACTGTTTTTATAGAAAGTTTTGCTGATCCAGGAAAATCAGCAAAAACTTTGGGTTATCGAATCAGCAAAGATTTTCTCGGAAAACATCATTTTACTAGACTGAGCAATGATGACTCCACATACTTGACAAAACCGTTGTCAGTGTACGATACAGAAATATATGTGGCTGACGGCAGTGTATTAAGCCCGTTTGATCCCGCGACCAATAGTCCTGGTGTAGTATTAATAGAGGGTGAAAGAATAGAATTTTTTAAAAATATTGACAATGTACTGGGACAATTACGTAGGGGCACTTGGGGGACCAGCCCAGCTGAATATTCAGACGTTGGTACTACTGTTCTAGATCAAGGGGTCAATCAAATAATTTCATCTGCCCCTGCCACACCATATTCTGATATAACACTGATTCAAAACACATACACTAGTATTAATTTAGAAAATTCTTATGCAATCAGCACCACCACCATATACAATTGGATCAATCCAATAACCTCTTCAACTGTGAGATGTGATGGTATCAAATTAATGACCACAGTTTCTACACTACCCTATGACCCCTATACTGGGATAGCAACATATACTGGAAGAGCTTATTCTGTATCCACTTCCAGTATCAATGCTAGCGATCAATTGGAAATCTATTACGGTGGCAGGTTGTTGAATAAAAATCAATATTTTTATCATGATGCCTCCACGTCCTACGATGGTATATTAGTGAGTCAAATAAAAGGATCAGTTTCAAATGTGTCTTATTTGTCCACATTGACACAGTCAGTAGGAGATGCTTATATTTGTGAAGATTCTAATGAAGTTTGGGTATGCACTGAGAATCAATATAATATAGCATCTGTGCCGTTTTATGTTTATTCAGGACTAAAGAGATCGCTGCCCGACTTTGCAATAACCACTGCCAGTCAAAATTTGATTTTGAACACAGCAACAGTAAAAATTAATTCTGGAACACAGTTGACTATAGTCAAGAGACAGTTAGGGTCTTCATGGAATGACATCATTTCAATAAATTCCACTACATCCCTGTTGAACAGCACCAGCACCATTGCAACTTTCTTGAAGTCTGGTCCGGCTGTTCTTCCTTCCAATTACTTTTATGGTTCTGCATCAACAATAGCCAAACCAGGCGGTGGACTATGATATAAATAATACTATGGAAAGATCAAAAATGATAAACACACATGAAGAAAAACCCAATGAGTTATGCTCCCTTTTTGTCAAAGGACACATCAAAATTTATGATCCCGTATCAAATGAAGTATTTAGGGATCAGCCCAACGCTATCAATTATGAAAATTTTAGCATTGCCATGGCTCAAAGCCTAAGCAATCAAAACATTGGCATGATTGAGGGGATGGCATTTGGCAATGGCGGCAGTCGAGTAGATGCCACAGGAATTGTTACCTATCTAACACCAAATGTGACTGGTATTGAAGCAGGATTGTACAATCAAACATATTTCAAAGTGGTTGATGCGATTGGAGTGAATGGTTTAGCCAGCGGAAATATTGATCCAGCAAGGAATTTTATTCAATATAGGCATTTGCCAGGTGCATACTACAGCGATATTTTGATAAGCTGTTTATTAGATTTTGGTGAGCCTTCGGGGCAGCAGGCATTTGATAATTCAGTCAATAGCGATGGATCATTTGTTTTTGATGAAATTGGCATCAAAGCCTACGGTTCACAGGGCCAAGGATCAGGAGCCTTTTTGACACATGTGATTTTTCACCCTATTCAAAAGTCTTTGAATCGTTTGTTGCAAATTGATTATACCATAAGAGTGCAAAGTTTGAGCACAACAGGGACCTAAATAATGGCATATGCTATAACATATAGAAACGGCAGTACACTAACTCTATTGGCAGATAACAGTGTTGATACCACTCGTAGTGTAACCTTCATAGGTAAAGATTACAAGGGCTATGGCATTTATCAAAATCAAAATTTAGTTACACTGCTGACCAATTCTGCTAGTCCAGATTATTCTAGACCCAGTAATCCTTTACTGGGAGAATTGTGGTATGATACCACAAATAAAAGATTAAATATTTTTGACCCCAGTTATGAATCCAACAGTGGGTGGTTACATGCAGGCGGAGCTTCTGTGAGTCTAGGGCTACCAGGGGGTATTGCTGTTGGTGATTGGTGGTATGATCTTTCCAAAAATGTGCTCAATCTTTATCTAAAATCAGGTTTGGTGTCGGTACCAACTTATCCTCGCTTGACTCCGACTGGATGGATAACTCCGACAAATACTGTACTGGACAATAATAGCCCGGGGCAGCCTCAGCAGGTCACACTGCTGCAAAACTATGGTAGTGTGGTTGGTGCTTTGAGCAACACTTCTTTTATAGCCAGCTCAAATGATAGTGCTTACACATTCCCCTTGGCCAACTCTGTTGCCTATCCCATACTGCAAGGTTTGAATATTATTGGATATGTTCAGGCCACTGGTGGAATAGTGGCAAACTCAGTAGCTGACAGTTTCCCTTCTAATTCTTTGGGGATTCCTGGACAATTGGCTGCCAGCCCAAGCTATTTGTTTGTTTGCACAGGCAACAGCGTTTGGAAGAGAATCACTTTAACATCTTATTAATCATGCCTTATATCTTAAATTTAACCACCGGCAGTCAACTTCTCACAGTGGCAGATGGGACCATTGATAATAGCACCAGTCTCACGTTTATTGGGCGTAATTTTTCTGGGTATGGAGAATCCCTAGAAGAAAATTTTATCAAGTTATTGGAAAATTTTTCTTCCCCAGGAAATGGTAATGTACCATCAAACACCGTGCTTGCCAATGCGTTGCGTGGGCAGCTGTGGTTCAACAGTCAAAAAAATCAACTGTATGTGAACTATGATGGGCAAAATTTCAAAGGAATTGGCAGTATCACAGTGGGATCCACTTCAACAGTGAGTAATCCATCTGATGGTGACATGTTTTGGGATAACGGAATACTATATGCCTATCAAGAATCTGCAGGATCATATGTAATTATTGGCCCAGCCAATGGCAGCCAATTCAGCTCATGGACTTTTGGCAGGACATCGTCCTCAGTTGATAATTTTTTACATCCTTCCATAGTATCAATAGTAGGAACACTGCCAACTGCTGTGTTTTCTTTTGAAACATATGTTCCCACTAATCCTAATTTGATTACAGGTAACACTCTTAACACATTTACCACTATCCATCAAGGTATCACCCTGCCCAATGCTGACACAGTGACTGGAGTATCAGCTGTAACCACTAATTCTGGGTATTTGCTCTGGGGCACAGCAGCGGATACAATAAATGCTAGAAATGTGTCAGTTGCCAATCCAAATTTATCAAATATCAATTATTATATACCTCTATCAAACATTACCACCGGCAGCGTGGCACTGGTAACCAGTTCATCCTTTTATTACACTAACGGTGTATTAAATGTCACTGCTGCTTCTGCATTTTATGCGGATTTGGCAGAAAGGTATGCAGCAGATGCTGCATACGATGAAGGTACTGTGCTGGTGATAGGTGGTGAAAAAGAAGTCACTGTGACCACACAATTTGCAGATACTAGAGTAGCAGGTGTAGTAAGTAAAAATCCTGCTTACTTGATGAACAAAGATGCTGGAAATAATGAAACCCATCCTGCAATAGCATTAAAGGGTCGTGTACCGTGCAAAGTTGTTGGCTATGTCAAGAAGGGTGATTTGATTGTGACCAGTTCAACACCTGGATATGGAACTGCTGCTGCTAGTGTTGTTGCTGGAGCTGTAATAGGAAAAGCCCTCGGAACACAGTCAGAAGGCTTTGGAATTATTGAAATTTTGATAGTTTAAACAGCCATGGGTGCTGGAATAGCCTCGTAGTGCTGATAATCAACCAATTCAATATCTTCCATTTCAAAGTCAGTAACAACTTGTATGGAAGGATTCAACTGTAGCTGTGGCAAAGACATTGGTTTTCTTTTAAGTTGTTCACGAACTTGATCAAAATGAGTATTGTAAATGTGAGCATCACCAAAACTTATGATCAAATCTCCAACTTCTAAATTGCAAACTTGTGCTATCATATGAGTGAATAATGCATAGCTGGCAATATTAAATGGCACACCTAAAAACATATCCGCACTTCGCTGATACATGTGGCAACTTAATTTACCATTACCAACATAAAATTGACTCATGATATGACAAGGGGGTAGTGCCATTAGTTCAAGTTCACCAGGATTCCATGCTGAAATAATATGCCTGCGTCCGTATGGATCGTCCTTGATACCTGTAATCAATTCAATCAATTGATCGTGATTTTGCAAAACAACCTTGTTGATACGTATCAAGGGCTTGCGCCAACGACGCCATTGTACACCGTAAATTCGACCCAAGTCACCTGCACTGCGTTTTGTTTTCTTTTTAACCCAATAATCAGCATCAGCATTATCGGTCCAAATGGTGGTCTTTGTGCTATCACGGCTACCATGGAGGATTTCTCTTAACCGTCGTTCGTCGTTGCTGCCTTCAATAAACCAAAGTAGTTCACTGACAACTGATCGCCAAGCTAGTTTTTTTGTAGTGACGGCAGGGAACCCTGCTGTTAAATCAAATCGCATCTGTAAGCCAAATATACTTCGAGTTCCAACACCAGTACGATCTGGGCGATCGTCACCGTTTTCTAAAACATTTCGAAGAGCATCCAAGTAGACTTGTTCGGAATTATTCATGCATTATCCGTAACTACTTCTTTGATCTTTTTACTTTTGGGAGGATCAATAATATCTGCTTGTTTTCTCAAAGACTGTGCTTCTTTAAACAGTTTATCAGCTTTTGAACGCATTTGGGTAGGACTCAATTCCTCGGTGACCAATACTGGATCATCTTTAACAGGTTCTGCAAAAACTTCCTCTACTGTATTTACACTAGAACTGGATGTCTTTGTTGGGTCATCTTTGGGCATAGATTTTTTATCTAATCTTTTTCCGTCAGTGACTGCCAATTGATCCACTGAGACACCTTTTTGTTTAGCAATCAATTCGTTCAATTCGTCCAAAGCAATGGATGCATTAGGCCCTGGGGTCATTATTACTCCGCTGGTTGGAACTTTTTTTAATCGTCCGCCAACGTGCAGTGCTTCCAGCATGTTTTGCCCATCAGGAAATTTTCTCACAGCCAAAACATCTGCCAGTTCGTTGGCATCTTGCCCGCTGACATCTTGCAACAAAGACATCAAAGAATCATGCCACGAATCTTGTAAATTGCCTGTTCCTAATACTAGAGCGCTTTTGGGATCTCCAGGCAGTGTTCTATATACAACAACAATTTTGGCATTGTTGTTTTTCATTTTTCCTATATGTTTCATGACAGTGCCTTATTGTTGCGCAGGCTGATTGTCCGCCGGAACCACTGCAATTAGGAAACTGTTGAGTCGATCATAAGCTTGACCAACTGAACTGACTTCTGATGCACCAAAGGCTCCGCGACGTACAGCAAGATCAATAATGGTACGAAGATTTTGTAGATCTTGAATACTGAGTTGAGGCGCAGTATTTTCTGGTGTGTTTTCTGTTGTATTTTCGTTCATTTTTTTTCCTTTATATTTTGTGTAATTGAGGGCATCCCAAAATTAACATAGCAATTTCGGAAGGATCTTCCATTCCAATTTCTAATGCCTGGACTGTGTAGTTGGTACTACTGTCCAATGCATAAGTTTTTTTAATTGCATACCTACTATTTAAGTTATAGTTAATCCACTGGTTCAATATTTTGATATCAAGATTTTTTATCGTAATTTTTGAGAAATGCTCAGGAATGAACGTTAGTCGTCTCATTCCCAAAATCCCCAACGGAGTCAATTCACCTCTATTCAAAGACATCTACTGCCCACTTATTTGTAATGAATAGTTTGTCCAAACGGAGCTATGATTGAATCATTACCGTGAATAATAAACAATGTATCACAATATTCTTCATCGCCCCAACTACCAAATGGATAACCATCTGTAAACATAATAAACTTTTTGGGTTGAATATCATGATCTTTCATAAATCTCCAATTTGCGTCAAAGTCGGTACCTCCACCGCCCATACATTCATAATATAGAATATCATCAGAGTTATCACCAGTAAATTTATTGTGATTATAAATGTCTGTATCAAAGCACCAAAGATTGATTGCAAAATCAGTATATTCATCCATGATTCCTTTAACTTCACTGATAAAGTCTCTGGCTTGAGTATTGGAAATACTACCGCTCATATCAATACCAATTGCAACATCAATAGTCTCTTCATTCATCATTCCAGGTAATATAGCACCGCAATGTTGACTTTTTCGATTAGGACGACTGAAACTAAAATTGCTTTTGATAATACTTTGGATATTCATACGTAATACTTGACGCCAATCCATTTTTGGCTCAGTAAACTCGTTGATTAATCTTTTAATGCCTTCTGGAATTTTTCCTGCACCAGAAGCTTGAGCTGCCGAAACCATTGCTTCTTTGATTTCGTCTCGAATTTGTTTTTTTTCTTCAGCAGTTAATTTGGGACGACCTTTGCCTTCTTTGTCTTCGCTATCCTGATCACCACTTTCTTCTCCGTCACCTTCTCCGTCCAAATGTTCGTCCAATAATTCGCCTAGCGAACTAATATCAATTTTGTCGGCCTTTTCATAAAGATCGGCATAAATTTCTTCGTAGCTTTTGCCTCGATATTTGTCATTTTGGAAAATTTTAATGAAGCTGGGTACCTCGCCAATTTTTTCATCTTTAAGAATTTGATTAACTGCGTAGTCGGCTGCAATGTTACTTAATTCTGGAATTCGTCCATTTCGTCGATACATATGTTCAAAAACATTATGTAATACTTCATGGGCGAAACCAAATTCACATTGCTTGGGTGTAAGTTCGCTAACAAAGTCGTTGCTGTAATAAAAATTACGTCCGTCAGTGGCTAGTGTACTACACCAATCACTGGCATCAATCAATTTCATTCGAGTGGCCATATTACCAAAAAATGGATGACGTAGGAGTAAACCAACACGAGCTGTGATCAATTTTTCAATAATTTTATTTTTTTGATCTTGAGTAAACTGTTTTTTCTTTGTGAAATCAATTTTTTTATTAGCGGTGGATGTTTTGGATGTCATTCCTACTCCTAGTTAAAAACATATTATACACGAATTTATGCCTGAGGTCAATGAAAAAGGGCCTAAGCCCTTTTTCATTCCATGGCCTGTATAATTAGTTTACCATATTTTTCGTAAAATTGATCAAAATTCTTCAATTTAGTTGTATCAAATGGTAATTGATAATTGGTCATTGCCACTTTGGCACCCATAACTACTAGTTCAGTGGGGAAATTCTCCATCATAAACTTAAAGAAGTTATCAGCCTGTTCGTCCCAATTTTTTATTTTCTTTTGATCAGCTGATTGCAACTCATAGCACAATGACACAGTCAAAGAATACATGGCAGATATTTCTTTGATATTACACTTACTTACTTTACCACTCAAAATATCTTCTGGATTAGGCATTTGTTTGGCAACCTTACGATGTGCCATAAATTTAACTGCAAGGCCTTCACCAACTGCACCAGCAACCAAATCAGTGAGTGTGTTTTCATTGAGATCGTCATCCTGAAGAAGTTCAGATACAAAACTCCAGCTACGTGGTGTAGCAAATGCACGACTAGAACTCTTGGGGTCAAAATCATATAGATCCTGTTTGGCAAATCCCACATACCCTACAACCTGTTCATGTATCCTATTATTGGTTGCCCATTGTAACCAATCTTCATAATCTGTTTTAAGTTCAATATGAACAAAACGATTGGCCAACGGAGCAGGCATTCGGAATGTCACACCCTTGTCAGTTTCGCGATTACCTGCGGCAACAATACTAACACCTTTTGGCAATACATAAGTACCAACACGACGGTTTAAAACCAGTTGATAAGCCGCTGCCTGTGTTGCCGGAGCAGCCGAATTTAACTCATCTAAAAATATAATAGCAGTAGAATTAACATCAGTTGGCAATTCTGCAGGAGGAGCCCATGTCATTGTATTTTCTGAAGAATTGTAATAAGGGATGCCCTTGATATCAGTAGGCTCCCACAAGCTCAATCGAATATCAATAACATCACGATCTGTTTCATCGCCAATTTGCTTGACAATATCAGATTTACCAATTCCTGGTGGACCCCACATAAAAACAGGACGTTGAATTTTGATACATTTACGAATGCTACGTTTTGCTTCGTTAGGAGTGACTGTGCGATTAGTGCTAATTTGTTCTGCCATTTCCGCTCTTTCTTAAAAGTTGTATTGTAGGCCCATTGCTTTACAATATGTATAAATTATACAGCAGATTTTTAATATTGTCAACTTGCGGATGCTTTAATTTCAGTATACCTGGCAATGTTGCCAGAAAACAACACCAATTGTACAGCTATTTTTTCATGTAACACATACACTTCTTTGTTAGTAACATACCATGGACTGTCAATGTATTTGTCCAACCAAATTATTACTTTGTTGGTATATGGTATTGGTTGGTCAATGGCCACACGATAAACTTTGATGTATTTGGAAATTTGAGAAAATCCTTCATCTGTGAGTCTTAGACCGCCAGACAGTTTTTTCCTTGGATTGAACCACCATTTTACGATCAAATTTTTAATGTATTCTTCGTCAGTTGGTAAATTGCACTGTTCTGCTATGTATTTGGTCAAATCAAGTTTTTGATTCATTTGTTAGTTTTTCACCAGTGGTCAGCTTGTACACAGAAAACTCGGAACTATTGAACAGCCGGTTGAGTTTTTCAGCCAAATTGAATGCATGCCCTGGGTTACTAAAACTGATTTTTTTGTATTTTGGACCTACCTTTTGAGCCACAAAACTATTGGTTTTGAGATTGATGGGATTATCCTGATAAAATACAGCCCAAATGGCCTCAGCGTTCAAAATCTGTTCTGTTTTGTAGGTTTTTTTATTGGTTATTTCTAACAAGACTTTGGGTTTTGGCCTAGACATTAGATACATGCTCCTTAGCATGTATTTATTTCTAGTTTTTAAAAAGTGCCGCCTGTCATTTTGATCTGTATGGGGTCTTCAGTATCTGGAGACTGTGTCAATTCACCGCTCAATCTAGTCATAATAGTGGCAAGACTATCATACAGCTCATTGTATTCTTTGACAGATAATGTTATGGAATTTTGATTGCTTTTTCTAGCAATTCTAGCCTTGTCTAAAAAAGTTTCAATGGGTATAGTGTTTAGTTGTCGCATGAGTGATTGGCCTTTCTCAATGCCTGTTTGGATTCTTCTTCAGTTTTCCAAGGACCCTGAAATGGATATCTTTCCAGTGTAATCAGTTTGGGACTAAAACTTTTAACCCAACCCTTTCTAAATTTGATGATATAGTGTCCTGCACAGTGTTGACTTTTGCTTTTGGATCGTTTGGTATACAGGGGTAGTTTTTTTTGTACATTGTACAGTGGTTCGTGTGGTTTGGATTTGCAGGGAAATCCATAGATGCTGTAAGTATCAGGTTCTTCTTTTTTGAGATGTTTGATACTTTCTTCAAAAAAAGCTATTCCCACAGCAGATTTTATTTCAGCTAGATTCTTGAAAGGTATGCGTAAACCTTTACACATCACTAGATAACCTTTTTTCTCTTTGGAAATGGCGGCAATTTTTTTAGCACCATCCTTGATGATCCATTCCTTATCTGGAATCAGCACTTTGGCAGTTGCATTCATTCTTTAATATACCTCGCATTCAATGGTTCCACATAGCTAGTGGCCTGTTCGTTGATTTTCTGCAAGTCATATTCTGCACAGAACTTCAATAATCTAACGCCAACTTGTGGAATGTTTTTTTCTAGATCAATAGCATCATTAATTGTTTTAAAAATAATTTGTTTAATTTCTTCTGGTTGAGCAGACAGATCGCATAATTGCACATTTCGAAGGTAATCATCTAATACTCTGTGTTCGACACCTTCATGATCAGACCAACGTTGTAACATCATATTATTCCAAGAGTAGCCTTTGGCGTCTCGATCAGCAAATGCTTCTCTCAAACCCACTTTATTTTTTGTGCCCTTTTCACGAACTCCTGGATAAGCAGAAAAGACATTATCACTGGTATCGCCACGCATACACTTTTCAAATAGCAACCACTGCGGGTCGGGTGGTGCTTTTACTTCGTTGGTTTTTTTATCTTT